AGCCGAGCCTCAGCGAAACAGGCCGGCGCCGCGTTCGAACGCAAGATCGCCGACTACCTCGCTGAAACCATCGACGACCGAATCGACCGCCGCGTCAAAACCGGCGCGAAAGACCGCGGCGACATCGCCGGCCTCCGCCACATGGGGCAGCGCATCGTCCTCGAGTGCAAGGACTACGGCGGCCGGCTCGAGCCCGTCGCGTGGACAACGGAAGCGCAGGTCGAGGCGGCGAATGATGACGCCCTCGCAGGCTTCGTCGTCGCGAAGCGTCGCGGCACCACCGACCCAAGCAAGCAGTGGTTTATCGGCACGCTCGCCGACTTCGTCGCACTCATCAACGGTGAGCACCCCAACCCAGGTTTTTAGGAGACAGACATGACCATTTTTCAGGATGTGCTCGCCCGTGCTGGTGTGAGCAAAGACCACGATTTCGCGGGCTGGCAGGCGCAGCGTGCCCTCGGCATCACCGCGACGAATGTGCGCGACCTCGTGAAGGGCGGCGCAGCATTCCGTAAGCAACTCCTCGCGGAGAAGCGCGGCACCCCGTCAGAGTTCCGCGGCAGCCAGTACACGGAGTGGGGCAACCGGCGCGAACCTGTGCTTGGGCAGGTGCTCGCGGGTGCAGGAATCTCGCCGGAGGATCGCGTGTTTTTCGCGGCGGAGAACCCCCGCTACCTCGCATCCCCTGACGGCCTCGGTGAAGACCTCACCGGCGACATCATGGTCGGCGAGATCAAGACCACCAAGCACGACCTCACCCCAGGCGGGGAGCATTTCGAGCGCTCCGGCTACTACGACCAAATGCAGTGGCAGATGCTCGTCACCGGCGCCACGAAGACGCTGTTCGTGTGGGAACAGCACGACGACGCGTGGCCGAACCCGACGCCGCTCCCGCACAAGGTCGCGTGGATCGAACGCGACGACGACCGGATCGCGTATCTGCGTGAGCTCGCGGACGGGTTCCTCGCGGAGCTCGACGGAGAGAAGCCATTCACGCAGCGGGAGTTGCAGCACATCCGTGTGCAGGCAGACAAGTTCGCGTTCCACCGGCTGCGGGCCGCGCAAGCCGAGAAAGAGTTACGCCGGCTGATTGGTGACCGGCATATCTCGGAATCGCTCGACTCGAAGCGGTTCGACCAGGTGAAGGTGTCGTTCGGCGGCAACGGCATGAAGCCCGCTCTGCGTGTTGACGAGGAGCGCGCGAAGCAGGAGCGGCCGGAACTCTGGGATGCGCTCCAGGCGGCGCAGGCGGCCTGGCAGAACACGCTGGCTGACCGGTACACGGTACGCGAACTCAAACAGTCGAAGGGCCGTCTCACGGTGAAGGAAATTATCGAGGAGAAGGCAGCATGAGCGGCGAACTCACCAAGCTCCCGGCGAACGGCGACGTGCAGTCATGGACTGAGGGGGAGAAAGCGCTCGCGCAGTCCATCGGACTCATGGGGGCTCCTCGCCCGACGATCGAAGCGTTTCTACGGCACTGTGCTCGTACGGGCCTCGACCCGGTCGCACGCCAGATATACGCGATCCAGCGCGCCGGGAAGTGGGGCATCCAAGTCTCCATCGACGGTGCCCGCCTGGTCGCTGAGCGGTCGGGCGCGTATCGCGGGCAGACTGCCGCGCAGTGGACCGCAGACGGTACCGCATGGGTCGATGTGTGGCTCGACAAAAAGCCGCCCGCTGCGGCCCGTGTGGGGGTTTACCGTGACGGCTTCGCGGAGCCGATGATCGCGGTCGCGACGCTTGACCAGTACCGGCCCGGTGGCAAGGCCCCCATGTGGGACAAGATGCCGGCGCTGATGCTCGCGAAGTGCGCCGAGATGCTCGCGCTCAGGAAGGCGTTCCCGCAGGACCTCTCAGGCCTGTATTCGGCGGAGGAAATGGACCAGGCGGGGAAGTCGGAGCGTCCTGCTGCGCCGGTCCCGCCGTTGGCGGAGCCTGTCAAGCAGGAAGTCACGGTCGATTGGGCTGCGGCGGCTGCGGCGTGCGGCACGGTCGAGAAGCTTCGCGAGGTGTGGGGCGAGTGCCAGGAAAAGGGCGAGCTTGGTCTCGTGATTGATGGGCACAGCGTGCAGTCGATTTTGAAATCCCGCGCGGCGGAGATCGAGAAGGCCGCGGCGGCCGCTGCTGCCGAGCCCGCGACGGCCGAGCCGGAGGACACCCCCGACGTCATCGAGGGCGAGCTCATCGAGGAGGAAATCTTCTAATGGCGATCCCTACGAAGGTGCGCGACCTCGTACTTGAGCGTGACGACTGGGCCTGTGTCATCGGCCTGCCGGGATGCTCGGGCCGCGCGCAGTACTGCGACCACCGTGCGAATCGCGGCATGGGCGGATCGAAAGCGCTTGACGTGCCGTCGAACCTGATCGGCGTCTGCTGGTCGTGCAACCACGCGAAAGAGGACTCGACCGGAGCGACCCGGCGTGAGCTCGAGATCCGCGGTATCCGACTCCGAAACCGGGGCTGGCCGGAGGACACGATCCTCCACGCCGAAGCAACACAGGTCGGCTACCCGGATGGGTCGTGGTGGCTGCTCGATCGGGCTGGTGGGCGTGAGCCTGCCGGACCGCCAGAAATTTAGGAGGTGACTCATGTGGTTCAAGGTCGATGACAAGTTCCACTCGCACGACAAGGTCGCTGAAACAGAGGAGCCGAAGGCCGCCGCCGGATTGTGGACGTTGTGTGGCTCGTGGTCTGCGGATTACGGCCGTGACGGGTTCGTGCCGTTGTCGATCGTGCGCCGATATGACGGCGAGACGGAGGCTGCCGAGCTCGTGCGCGTTGGCTTGTGGCGGACGGTTGAGGGCGGGTTCCAGTTCCACGATTGGGCCGTGTATCAGCCGTCGAAGGCGGATGTGGACGCGAAGCGGGAGGCGCGTGCTGAGGCTGGGCGTCGGGGCGGGGTGAAGTCGGGCGAGGCCCGTCGAGCGAAGCAAAACCGAAGCAAAGCCGAAGCAAACGCGAAGCAAAACGAAGCAAACGTCAACCCCGATCCCGTCCCCGATCCCGAACCCGAGACTCTTGTGGTTACTACTACTTGTCAGTCCAGTCCTCTTACGCGCGAGCATGACGACGGACCTGTGGATAACTCGTCAACAGAGTCGCTCGACGGCATCAACGTCTACGCGGTGCAACGCTCCGTCGCTGAGCATTGCGGGCTCGACATTGACGTGTTCACCGCGAACCGGCTCGCGGGCGAAATCATCACCCGCTCGACCGAGCCCGTGAAGCGGCCGACCGCGTACGTACAGACCGCGATCCGCAACGAGCCCGACGCGATCCGCGCATACCTCGAGGGGGTCGCGGCGTGAAGATCGACGTCCCTGACCACGTGTATGGGCAGCTCGCGAAACTCGCCGACAAGCGCGGCATCAAGATCGGCGAACTCCTCGCACAAGCCCTCGCCAAGCCCCGGCTCCCTCCTCGCCCTGACCTCGGCAACGGCTGGCATCGGTTCGCTGTCGACGCCGACCGCGAGGGGTGGACCACCGCCGAGATGAGCGTGGCGTTCGGCGTCCCGCAATACAAGATTCGCGACTTCCTGTCGCAGCAACGAAAGGCAAACACATGACCGACACCATCATCACCATCGTTGGCAACCTCACCGCCGACCCCGAACTCCGCTTCACGTCGCAGGGCCTCGCGGTAGCGAACTTCACGATCGCGTCCACCCCTCGTGTGCGTGACCGGCAGTCTGGCGAGTACAAGGACGGCGAAGCCCTGTTCCTGCGCTGCAGCATCTGGCGCGACTACGCCGAGCACGTCGCCTCGAGCCTCGGTAAGGGGCAGCGGGTGATCGCACAGGGCAAGCTCAAGCAGCGCTCGTACGAGACCCGCGAGGGCGAGAAGCGCACCACCGTCGAGCTCGAGGTCGAGGAGATCGGCCCCTCGCTCCGCTACGCGACCGCGCAGGTGACCCGCACGCAGGGCGGCAGCAACAGCTCAGGTTGGGCGCAGGGCGGCCAGGGAGCCGCGAACAACGACTGGGGTAACCAGGCACCGCAGGGTGGGCAGGGAGCCCCGCAGAACGCGCCGCAGCGCCCGAGCTGGGCAAACGACGCACCCCTCGAAGAGGAGCCCCCGTTCTAATGCGCAAACACATCAACCGTGGCTCATACGCCACCACCCAGCCGAAACCTGAACAGGTGGGCCGCTGTTCCCGCCGCTGCTGCTGGACCCCGATGGGATGCGCCCGCAAGCAGCGCTGCAACTGCCACGTGAAGGAGCGATCGTGAACCTCGGATGTATCACGAACTATGTCGCGGGCCGGTCGTGCACGATCGCCGGCGAGCACCTCTCGACCTGCCGAGGCTTCTACCTCGGCTGGGGCGGGCGCGTGCTCGAGTGCGGCGGGTGCCTCCCGCAGCCGGCGACCAGGCATCTGCTGTGTGAGTCCTGCTTCCAGAAGTTCGAGGCGGCGATTGACTTGGCGGTCGACCTGGTCACGCATCTGCGTTCGGTGGAGCGTGGGCCGGTGCCGGATGGGCCGCGGTCGGCGAACCGTCCGGGGTCGAAGGTGTTGATGCCGGTGTCGTGGATGACGGCTGACGACGTGTGGGCGGCGTTGCGTGAGCTCGCGTTCCGTGCTGACCCTGCGTATCCGGGTGACCATGTGGGGGCGTCGGCGTACGAGTTCCGGCCCGATGCTGACATTGGAACGGTCGCGGCATTGACACATACGGCGGTGGTGTCGGCGACGCGCGCCGATCTGAGTGTGTTCAATCATGCCGAGCTCGCGGTGCGGTTCTACGGCCGGGTGCAGACCGCGCTCGCCAGGTTCCCGATTCAGGAATACAACCGGGTGATGCCGTACGCGAAGTGCCGGAATTGTGGTTGCTTCACGCTCGAGCGGCGGCCTCCGCTGCAGTATCTGGACCCGATCACGGTGTTGTGCATCAACGAGCACTGCCAGTGGGAGTTCGATCCCAACACGGTCGAGGTTGATCTGGCGGAGTATCGGGCGCGTGTCGAGGCGGAGCTGGTCGCATGATCCGCCTGGTTGAGCGCGAGACGGGCGCGCAGGTGTGGCCCGTCGTCGAGGAGCAGGCGAAGCTGAACGGCTGGCTCGCGCATCTCGCGTCCGACGCCGACCTGAGAGCAAAAGCCCCCGAGTACCGGGGCATCGCGGAAGACCTGGTCGCTGATGTGCGCTGAATGCGCGGCAGTGGCGGCAGGTATCGAAACAGACGAACTAGGAGACAAGAACGATGAGTGAGTCAACGAGTCTGCGAGAAGCAATCGCGCGGGCGATCTTTGATAGCGACCACGGTGACTACCACCCACTTTCACGGGATGAAATCTGGGGTGATCCTCGAGGAGGGTCGCGTACCAGGGACGAGTATTACGCCAACGCTGACGCGGTGCTTGCGGTGCTGACTGACACGCCCGCATATCTCGCGCTCGACCTCTGGATGGCGCTCGGTCTCTCCTCGCGTGACTTCGATGCCTATCTCGAACGTAACGGCTGGGCTGACACATGGTCCAACCTGCTCGACGGGGTTCGCCGCAAGTCCGGTCGTCGGGGCTGCTCGAAGCACACCGAGACGCCTCGTGAGCGGTGTGTCTTGATTGCAGGCCATGTTGGCCCGTGCATGGGTGCGAGCGATGTGGGCAGCTCGGAGCGGCTCCCAGGTGCGGCGTTCGAGGGTGAGCAGGCATGAACGCATGGCCGACGACAGAAGAAGTTCTGGCGACGTTCACGGCATCGGATCGGCTCGCGTTCGACCGTTGGCTTGCTGACCATGATGCCAAGGTGCGTGCTGAGGCGCTGCGTGATGCACGAACCGACCTTGGTGAATGGGCTGACGAGCTGGGGCTGACCGTCGGAGACGAGCACGACGACAGCACCTGGGTTGACGTGACACTTCGGGAGTGGCTCGAGCTGCGCGCCGACCGGATCGAGCGAGGTGAGTCGTCGTGACTCGGGCGAGAGCAGACGGCGGCATCGCAGGATGGATCAAATCCGTGACGCGGGCGTACGTGACCAAAGAGGACGGCAAGTGGCTCGGTGTTAGAGCGTGCCGCGCGAGCGGCAGGTTATGTGACACATGGGCTGAGGCACTGGCGTACGCGCTAGGAGAGGACGAGACATGAGAGTGCTGGATGCAGTACGTCGTCACGATGGTCTGATTCGTGACGCGAACCGGATTAGGAATTTGATCCGCACTGTGAGTGCGGGGCGGGCCGAGTTCGGGATGCGTGACGTGTACGGGGAGCAGCGCGAATGCACGTTCACGCCGCTCGGCACGTCGTACAAGAACGATCTGATTGAGGCGTTGCAACACATGGAGGAAGAAGCTCGCGCTGAGGCGGCGCGGGTGATCGAACCGTACCGGGAGGGGGACGAGCTGTGACCGAGAAACTGAGTGACATCTACACGGTCGTCCACAAGGCTGTCCACGCCGCGATCACAGCCATGACTCCTGCCGAGCGTGAACGCCTGGTGATGGGGCCATACGACGAGGTGAACGGACGAGGGAAATGACCGAGAAGCTGAGTGACGAACGCCTCGCGGAACTGCGGGCGTTGCAGCAGAAGCGGATCGAGGGCCGGGGTGGCGTACCCGAGGTGCGCGATCTGGTGAAAGCGTTGGACGAACTCGATCGGCTGCGTCGATGGAAAGCGGAAGCAGTCGAGGTGCACGCATCATGGGAGCAAACGTGGGAGGCGGCTGGCAGGCCAGGCCGTCCCGGCTCGTCCAAGGCTGAGGCCGTGCGCGCCGAAGTCGAGCGTCTGCGTAGGCAGCTGGACGCGGCAGATCGGCAGATTGAGGCGCGCACTGGAGAGACCGTGGGGGAGCGCTTGTTTAAGGCTCTGGCTAAGGAGACGCGGGTTCAGCTCAACGCCGTGCGCGAGCTGGTCGAAAAGGGCGTGAAGGTGGCTGACCCGATGTTTGTCGTCAGTGTCGGCTACGCGGAGGCATGTAGCGATGTTCTCGCGATCCTGGACGGGAGCGACACATGAGCCGTATGGGAGCCGACGTTCGGCACGTCACGAAGAAACCAATCAAGGTGGCACGGCACGAGTTCCCGAACGGGAGCAGCGAAGTCAAGGTCGAGGCCCCCGGCTGGTCGCTGTGGTTGTCGAAGGTAGAGGCACACGACCTTCACGACCGGCTAGGGACGGTACTGCGAGACATGGAGGGGGAATCGTGAGCATGATCGACTTGCTACAGATCGTGGCGGCGGTAATTTGCAGCGTCTTAGCCGTCGCCTACATGTACTGGATCGTGCGATTCAGGCGGGCCGTCCGCGCCGCGAACGAAGTATGCGGCGTCGCGGAACGCGTCATCGGGCGAATCACCGACATTGACGATTTCGTGACACTCCTGACCGCGCTCGGTCACGACCGTCGCGGCGCTATCGAGATCGCGACCCTGGTGTCGCAGCTCGCGCTGACATGTCGGGACCTCGAAGATTACGGGCTGACACGGGAGGGTGAACGATGAACCGCCGCTGGAAGGTCTACCGCGGGCTCCAATACTGGTGGGCATCCCCCGTCGGAATACTCGGACCCTGGCGACAGTTCGACACCCACCAAGAGGCCATCACCTACGCCGACCAAGCCGCCAGAGAGGGGGCAGCATGAACCTCGTCACGATCGCCGCCGCAGCCGAAGCCACCGGCAAATCGCCCCGCTCCATCTGGCGATACGTGCGAGCACTCGAGTACCAAGGACGCACCGTCACCTACCGCATGCCCGGCATCGCCTCAACCCTCGTCGACCTCGACGTCGTCGCCCCCGTAGCCCTCACACAGAGACGCGGAAACCCCCGCCACCACCGCTAGCAACTAACTGGCGTATGTGGCATACTCCAATGTATTGGATGGCCACAGTCCGTCCAACGAACGCCCCCAGGCAGCAGCTCGGGGGCGTTCGTCGTTTCCGTCCCGCGGGGTTGACCCTTCCCTCCCCCGCGGGCGCAGCCACGAGAACGCCCCGGCCCTGCACGAACAGAGGCCGGGGCGCAATCGGCTAGATGAACTCGATCACCTGGTCAGGTGCGACCCGCAGCCCCGTTTCATCAACCCGCAAGTCGATGTGGTCGAGGAAGATCGCGAAGCGGATGGACCTCAACTCCCCCGAGTTCGAGTCACCATCAGCCTAGACAACACGCACCCGACTCCGCAGGTCCGAATAAACCAGCTCACTGGCCCTCTTCGTCGCCATAACGATTCCTTCCTGACTCTCGACCATCGAGAGTCCCCCAAATCATCCCCGACCCACCGACACGAGCCCGTGAGGAGGAAGCGAGGCACACCAACAATGGCCCGCATCCCCGACACCCTCCGCGCCGAAGTCCTCCGCCTCCACGCCGAGGGCATGAAACGCAACCAGATCGCCCGCGAAACCGGCGTCTCCGTCGGCTCCGTCACCAACATATGCAAAGCCGCTGGCCGCAGTTTTGACCGGTCAACAACCCGAAAAGCCACCGAAGCCCGCCAGGTCGACCTCGCCGCGCTCCGCACCGACCTCACCGGCGCAACCCTCCGAGTCGCCGACAAACTCCGCAAACGCATCGAGGACGCCCTCGACGCGAACGAGCTCGACATGAGCCCGAAGGAAGCAGCGACCGTGTTCGGCATCTTCGCCGACAAGCACGCCCTCCTCTCGAAGCTCGAGCCCGACCGTGACGAGAACAGTGCCGTCGGTGAGTGGCTCGCGTCGCTAGGAGTAGGTAATGCGGATTCAGCCCCCGGCGGGTAATCACGCGCTCGCGCTCGCCCACCCGTCGACGTCGATCGAGGCGTACGAGGGGTCGGTGCGTTCCGCGAAGACGGTCACCACCCTGCTGGATTGGACGAACTTCGTGCTGAACGGCCCGCAGGGCACGCTCGCGATGGTTGGCCGCACCACCCGCACCCTCATCAACAACGTGATTCTGCCGTGGCAGGACATGTTGGGGCCGGATCGGGTGCGCATCAACCATGGCCGGGGCACGGTGACCGTGATGGGCCGCGAAGTGCTCATCTTCGGTGCAGATAACGAAGCGAGCCGAACGAAGGTTCAGGGCCTCACCCTCGCCGGCGCGTACGTCGACGAAGCAGGCGTGCTCCCCGAGAGCTTTTTCAACATGCTCTACACGCGCCTCAGCGTGGCGGGCGCGAAGCTGTGGCTCACCGCCAACCCCGAAGGCCCGCGCCACTGGCTCAAGGTGAACTGGCTCGACAAAGCCAAACTGTGGCTCCGCAAGGACGGCTCCATCGTCCGCAACGACTCACCGGATGCGCTCGACCTGCACCGGT